GTGTAACCACCCATCGCGGCACGATGACGTGCTGTCTTTTCCGCAATCTTCTTGGGTTGCTTTACGAATTGTTTTCCTTCGGATTTACCTTTGCGCTTGGCTCGGCTTGTTGCGGCGTATTCTTGTGGGGAGAGTGACTCTCGAGCACTTTTGGGGAGGTACCTTTCACCGGTCGCTTTCGGACCCTGTGTCGATGGCTTGCCACTTTTTGTGCCCCACTCTTCTTTGGTCCAGTTTTTTAAAGACTTTTGAGGAGCTTTCAATCTCGGTAGCCCCCGCCCTTTGATTTGTACTGTTTGGCTAGCATTTGGGCTTTGCGGGCCGACCACTGTCCGGGTGATCCCCCTTTGCTTCCTGCTTTGATTTGGTTGAAGAGTTTCTTACGCATTCCCGGTTGGGTGTAATTTCCGGCCTCATTGACACGGCTTTCTCCACCACTCGCCATACGAGTTCTTGACCACCGTTCTGTGTAACCACCCATCTTCTTTTTATCATATGGCATTATGTATATGTACCCCCGGCGGGTGTTATTCGGATTCTATACTACGTTTATCCTTACGTCAACACCACATTTTTATGATGCTCACGTAAAGAAGGGGCCCGAAGGCCCCGACTCACACTTAGGCGAATGTCGCCGCAGTAGGATCTCCACCGATTGGTGTCATAACAACTACAACTTTAATCTTTCCAGTGAAAGCGTCAGTTGCACCATTAGTTACCACGATGTGATCGTCAGCATTGTAGAGGAAACCTCCAGCAGTACCAGCGGCAGGTGCAACACCCGCGCCAGAACCGTCGTAGGCCGCTACGTAGCGGTTAGGGTCTGTGTCATCACCCAAGTCAAGGTCGCCTGCGCCCGCAGTAAGAACTTCTAACCAAGCTCCAACTACAGCAGTATCCGCAGGAACTTCCAAAACGTCGATAGACTCAGAAGTGCCCAAGTTAGTTGTAGAGAAGTCAAGAACGACTTTAGCTACGTGTGCACCGCCACCAGCAGGAATGTTAGTTGCCTGTCCGGTAACAGCAGATGATTGATAAGTTGCCATTATTCAAAGTCTCCCTTAGTCAGTCTTAACGACACCCTGTACGAGTGCTTCTGGACGCAAGACCTTACGGCCGAATACGTGAAGACCACGAACAATGTCGCTGAATGTTTCTGTTGAACGGACAACTTCTGTCTTAGCGATGTGCGATGCAGTCGCTGTAGAAGACATGTGACCAGCGATAACTACGAAGTCATTTGTAGTATCCTGTGAAGTGATTGTCACAACGTCTGTACCAGAGTTGTTCAGTGCAGTTGTCTTGTAGCAGTTCATACCAGCAATGTTGCCCTGCATAACGAGACCGTTACGTAGAGGTGAAGTTGCGTCGCCAGTTACCTGTACTTCTGCAAACTTAGATCCCGCCTTGAACAGGTTCTCCCAGAAGATAGGAGGTGCTACGAAGAAACGGTTTTCTTCAGGGATCGACTGGTCGTCCATCGCACGTGCCATTGCTAACATCAAGTTAACACCAGCGTCTTCGTTGCCTGTACCAGTGATGTCGATAGGAGCGGCCGCTGTACCGAAAGTGGTACCTGTGTTGCCTGCACCGTCAGCCATCGCTTGGAGGACGTTAGCATCGTACTTACGCTTCAATGAGAAAGCACCTGAAGATGTAGCCAACGCTTCAAAGTTAACGTGTGACTGACGCTCTTCGATGTCGTCGATCTTGAACGCGAAAGCATTCGCTTGGTCAACAACCATTGTGATCTGATCGTCAGCGAGGTCTTGTGGGTTTACCACAGCACCACGTGAGTAAGAAGATACAGTGATTGTAGGTTCTTTGATGATACGGACTGTGTCACCGTAGTTTTCGATTTCACCAGCGTAGTCTGTGTTGGTGATGTCTTCTACTACAGAAGCACGACGGAAAAACTTCAGGACTTTCTGAGAAAAAATCTCAGGAGTAAAGTTACCTGAAGGGAGGTTGTTATAACCTGATGCGCTATCAAAAGCCATTGTGTTACCCTTCCTTATGAGATAGATAGGTTGTTGTTAAAGTTATGCTCTATAATCAATCCGGCCTTCTGCACGTGCGGAGTCGATTTCTTTTTCAATTTTTTCGAACTCCCACGGCTTGAGCTTTCCGATTTCTGACGCTTTCCAAACTTTCTTGTCGGCACTACCTTCTGAAATATCTTTTGCAGATGTTTTACTGACTATGGCCGCTGGATCGGCATCCTTTGATTTTCGCGTCTTTTTGCCAACTCCCGTATCCGCTTTGTAAAGATCTACTACACGGATTGCCCACTTTGAGTCTGTGTTGTTCTTGTAAATACCATCAGCAATGGATTCTGGTTGTTGATCTAGCCATCTAAGGAAATTTTCATCCTGCTTTAGTTCTCGAAAATCTGGATGAGCGTTAAGTAACTCTTTGTACGCACCTTGAATTTTAAGTTTCTCTTCTCGGCTACGTAGAGTTTCAACCTCTTCTTTTAATTCTCGAACATTTTTTTCGGCTTGCATTCCAGAAATACGTTCTACAACACGATACACATCAGGGTACTTGCGTTTAAATTCTTCAAGCTCTTCCACAGTTTCTGGAAGTTCTGATGCGTCTACTCCACTTTGTTCGCCTACTTGCCTTGCAGAAGCGAGGTCTTCTCGCTCTTTTTTCCACTCAGCTAGTTTGCTATCGTAGTGTTTTTTAAGGTCGTCATACCGTTTTTTATAGTCGGTGTCAGAACCTTCTGCGGGCTTTGCAAAGCTTGTCTCTTCGCCTGACTGTTGAGTAGCCTCTACCGCAGTATCTTTCTGCTCAGAGGGGTCGTTGTCAGCGGTTGACTCGTCTTCGTCATCGATGTACACTTCTTCTCGGTACTTACCGCGATAAAGCGAACCGTCGTTGATAGCTCCAAAACTATCGTTGGGTTTGTTGGCGCGATGCCCTTTTTGTTTTGCCATTTTATTCTCCTATCTCACGGGGCCTCATGGCTGAGGGTAGCCGCTAGGTTGTTGTTCACGGGGCCCGTCGAGACGGGGTAGCCGTTGCTTAAAAGTTTTGTTTTATAGAATTTTGAGTGCCCCCGAGTGCCGCCATTTGGCGTTCCACAGGAGCTTGTTGTTCTCCGCCGTTTTCTTGTTGACGTCGTTCAACTTCTTTCTTACCCCGATTATTGATTTTTTCGAGGCGATCATAGCCGATAATCTGTGCAAGTTGAGGGGGGATGACTACCTCTCCACGAGAGACTAATAAAGATACAGCCTCCTCCTCTGCTATTTTAGCTCCGCCTGTAGATATGTCAATACCTTGACGGCGAGCTTCTGCCATTGCTTCACGTATCATCTTTTTGATGTCGTCAGAGCCGGCAAACTCAACTGCGGCCGCATTGATAATAAAAGTGCCTTCTTCAACGTCTAGTGGAACGTCATCCGCAACCGTCGCTCCGTCTGAAACATTCTCAGGTTGGTCTCCGACAAAGCCCGCGTAACCACCTATCTTCATCTTTAATCGAGGGGTGATTACGTCATTTCCAAATCCGGGCTCCCCGGGAAACTTAGAAAAGTCAATAGATGCTGGTTCATACCCGTACGCATTTCCAAATACGTTACGTACCTCTTCGTCTGTACCGCCAAACGTTTTATACGTTCCGGGCGTGGAAGCATCCGGCATTACTCCGTACGTGTTGCCACCCATTGCGTAAACGTGATATCCGCGCTTTTTGTTTCTAATAGCACTTGAGAGCTCGTCTCTATCTGGAATATATCCACCTTTTGCCGCACGAGGGTATGGAACACTCGGCATTGGAGTAAACGGGGCTTGAGGAAAGCGAGAAACAGTTGGTGCTTGTGGTATGTAAAACTTACGCAAAGGATTAGTAGGAGCAACAGCTAACATCGTGTCTTCGTTGTTGCTGTCTCTGCTCGGGTCTTTATTGTCTTGATCGCCAAACGAAACTTTAGGCCCGCCACTTATTAGACCCGCAAGTCCCCCTACATCTGCGAACGTGCCTTGCTCTCCAGTTCGTAAACTTTCTAGCTGTGCCGTATCAGGAGAACCAACGAGAAATTTGCCCGCAAGCCCCGTTATAGCCCCGGCAACAGACTCTGCAACCACGTTTTCCGACGTAATTTTTGAGGGCTCCACTGTCATACCCGGGGTACGGGCGGGAGAAAGTACGTACTCGGTTTTATCCTTACCAAACCCTAAAAAATCACCTACTTTGTCAAAGATACTGGATTCGTTCTTTTCATCTTCTGGAACATCAATAACTGAAGCAAGAGGATCGTTGGTGGCTGTCAAAATGTCCTTTGCCATTTGGGCACTGACTTTTGCGGGTTCTGTTGTTCCGGCGTACGTGGGAGGTTTGTACCCCACAATTTTTCCAGCTTGAATTTCGTAAACTGGAGGACGTTCGTAACCATCGCCGACTGTGTAGTCTCTTTTACTCAACGGCGTGTTTTTTGCAATAGCTTTTTGTACAAACGAGTCTCCCGTCACGAAACCTTCACGTGCGAGGTCAGGCTTGGCGTCAAAAGATACGCCCTCAAAGTCTCCGGCAGAACCACTTAGGGTAGGACTAGGAGTTC